GGTACAGGGGGAGTAAGAATGGCAACGCTTTGTAATCTATGTAAAGCGGAAGGCAAGAGCAGGAAACTGATATGCACCGAAACTAATGAGCCGTGTATGTTCATGAGGTATTGCTCATGCAACGGGCGGTATCATCAGACGGATGCAGCAGCGTTCTGTAAGCTGAAACTTGAAAGGGAGTATGAGAATGAACAGAGACGGACTCGGTAGCAGACAGACAAGGATGGTCTGCACAAATTTCACAACACGTGAGGACACGGAAAATGCTCTCGTTATAGAGGGTTATTTTGCGGTTTTCAATAGCAACTACGAAATAGCACCTGGCATGAGTGAGTCGATAGCACCTGGAGCGTTTACGGACGCTGTCAGCGGAGACATTAGGGCACTCGTCAATCATGACACAACGCTGGTACTCGGACGAACAAAGGCAGGAACTTTTGAAGTCAAAGAGGACAGCCACGGATTATGGGGGAGCATAAGAATCAATCCGAACGATTCTTCAGCAGTAGACCTGTATGAGAGGGTAAAGCGTGGTGACGTGGACGGTTGCTCGATTGGATTTGACATCGCAGACGAGGAAACCGAATTCCTTGAAAACGGTGATGTGCATTGGACAATCAAAAAGGTTTTCCCACTCTACGAGTGCAGCTGCTGTAGTTTTCCTGCATATCAGGAAACTGTTATACAGGCAAGAGAAAAAGACTTTGAAGAGGCGAAGAGAAGACAGGCAGAACTGTACAGGTCAGAACTTCGTCTGAAACTGAAAGGAGAAAAATAATGGCTTTAGGACATTGGCTTAAAGACTATATCGGACCGAGGGCTTCCGCAGGCGGTGGTGAGATAGACCTCGGATATTCTTGCACAGAGACAACTACTCTGCTGACAGATGAGAGCGTTACAACCGTACAAGGAGATTTTGGAAACATCGCATCCCTTTCATACTCTACGCCTATAGATGCAGATACAATCAAGGTAACTTTCGATGGCACAGAGTATGTTTGCAATAAAATCGTTGGTGAACGCTCTTATGGATACGGTGGCATGGGTGAAAGAGGCCCGGATTTTTCCGAGTATCCGTTTGCTATAATACCTTACTTTGACGAAGGCTTCAACCGAATATTCACCGAAACCGCAGGTACATATCAAGTCAAGATTGAAGCGATTAGTTTATCTGTAATGACAACTCCGTGCTTTGAGAAAGCGGTCGAAGCTGTAAGCGGTGGTGGATGCAAGGAAACTGTGACGCTCCTTCTTCACAACGATACTTTTCTCGAACCTAGCAGTGAACACACAGAAGTATCTAACGAGAACAGCCTTACAGTTAATGCTAATTCAACTGCATCTTTTACAGTCAGCATGGCAACTGGAGGTGGCACTCCTATAGAGTCTTTTGATTCAGGGAACGACAACCTCGTTATTACAAGCATATCGCTTGTACCGTCAACAGGAATTGGCATTGGAACAACATACACTGTTAAGCTAAAAAATATTTCCGATTCCAATGTAACGCTCCCAGCAGGTGCTTGCAAGATATGGCTTGCTAGGTATAAAGAAGCCGATGTACAACGCTATACACTTTGTGGCAGCGAACAGAGCGGTGGCGGTGGCGCCGAATCCTAACACCATAACTCATAACCAACTATGTAAGTATTACATTTCAAATCATAGAAAGAAAGGCTCAACTAGAGCCTAGAAGAAAGGAGTCTAAACAGGCTCCATTTTTATTGAAACAGAAAGGAGAACGGCATGGCACTTAAAGTACTCATGCTCAAGAAAGACCTCGACAACAAGCGCAAGGCATTTGCCGAACTTGAAAAGAGAGACGCTGAGTTCGAGGCAAGAAAGGCAGAGCTTGAATCAGCCATCGAAGAGGTAGAGACCGAAGAGCAGAGAGATGCGGTCAATGAGGAAATCGAGAAGTTCGAGTCAGAGCAGACCGAACACGAATCCGCAAAGGCTGACCTCGATGCAGAAATCAGAGGACTCGAGGCTGAACTTGAAGCTATCGAACAGGACGAGGCAAAGCCTGAACCTGTAAAGGATGAAAAGAGAAAGGAAACTAAAATCATGGAGACAAGAAAGTTCTTCAACATGAACTCACAGGAAAGAGATATGTTCTTCGCAAGAGAGGATGTTAAGGGATTCCTCGGTGAAGTAAGAACCTGCATCAAGGAGAAGAGAGCACTCACAAATGTAGGCCTGACAATTCCTGAGGTAATGCTCGGGCTCATCAGAGAAAACATCATGGAGTATTCCAAACTCTACAAGCACGTATTCGTTAGAAGCGTTGCCGGTGAGGGCAGAATGCTCGTTATGGGTTCCATCCCTGAAGCAGTATGGACAGACTGCTGTGCTAACCTCAACGAGCTTGACCTGTCATTCTTCGATGAGGAAGTAAACTGCTGGAAGGTCGGCGGATACTTTGCAGTATGCAACGCTAACCTTGAGGACTCTGACATCGCACTTGCATCAGAGATCCTCACAGCTATCGGACAGGCTATCGGTCTTGCACTCGATAAGGCTATCCTCTACGGCACAGGTACAAGAATGCCTCTCGGTGTTGTAACAAGACTTGTACAGACTCAGGCACCAGCAGATTACTCCGCTACAGCAAGACCGTGGGCTGACCTGCATACATCAAATATTAAGTCCATCGCTGCTGACGAGGTCGATGCAGACCTTTACAAGGCAATCGCGCTTGCTATCGGTTCAGCAAAGAGCAACTACTCAAGAGGCACAAAGGTATGGGTCATGAACGAGACCACATACTCAACTCTCGTTGCCAATGCAATGACCATTGATGCTAACGGAGCAATCGTAAGTGGCGTTAACGGAACAATGCCTGTTGTCGGCGGAACAATTGAAGTTCTGAACTTCATCCCTGACAACGTAATCATTGCCGGTTACTTCGACCTGTATCTCCTCGTAGAGAGAGCTGGCACAAGATTCGCAACATCCGAGCACATTCGTTTCCTGCAGGATCAGACAGTATTTAAGGGTACTGCAAGATATGACGGAAAGCCTGTTATCGCAGAGGCATTCGTTGCTATCGGTCTGAACGGCGTTACACCTAACGCTACAATGACTTTTGCTCCTGATACAGCTAACACTGAGAATTCGGGGGAATAACTGACGAGGAGAATGGAGCTGACACTCTCGACCTCAACACGCTGACCAAGAAACAGCTGCTTGCTATGGCAGAAGGGGTCGAGGGTGTTTCTTCTCGGATGACTAAAGCTCAGATCATAAACGCCATCGAGAACGCATAGAGAGGAGGCAACCGAAATGGATCAGAGCACAATGCTGGAATCATTGAAGGTCGACCTCGGAATTTCTACAATAGCGTACGACTCGAGGCTGACACAGTATCTGCAGGACGCCGCACATGCTATCACAGAGGAAGGTATCACTCTCACCGACTCGATCAGCGACGGCAACCTGCAGGTGATGTATGCCGCCTGGCTGTGGAATAAGCGCAGAGACGGCACAGGCATGCCACGCATGCTTCGGTGGAGACTCAATAACAGGCTATTCTCGGAAAAGGTGGATATAGATGGATGATGTGATCAAGCTGGTTACAGCAACGCGCGGGGAGCCGGACGTATACGGCAATATCACGCTGATCCGGGAGAGCAGAAGTGTTTTCTGTGATGTAAGGTCTGTCTCGCGGTCTGAATTCTATCAGGCTGCTCAGACCGACCTGCATCCTCAGTACGTATTCGTTCTTTCACATTACAAGGATTATCTTGGTGAGAAGGAAGTCATGTATACGGACTGGACCGGAACAGAGAAGCTGTACAACGTTCTGCGTGTGTACCGTCCGCCTGAGTCTGATCAGGTAGAGATCACTGTGCAGGAGCAAATCACAAGTGGGAACTAAGGGAAGCATAGAAGTCCAGGTGCGTGAGATCCTCGAAGACTACAACAAAGAGGTCAAAGAGGCGACACAGAGCGCTGCAAAGAAGACCGCGCGCAAGGCTGCGTCAACACTTCGGGCAACGTCACCACGCAACCCTGACAGCAAGAAGTCCGGCAAGTACGCAAAGGGATGGACCACGAAACAAGTGGATCCTAACACCATTGTCGTATATAACCGGACGGACTACATGCTGACACACCTGCTTGAGTTTGGTCATGCAGTCCATAACCAGTACGGAGCAACCGGAAAGAGAGCGGGAGCACAACCTCACATCAAGCCCGTCGAAGAATGGGCAATCGAGGCCTTCCCGGAGAAAATCGAACAGGAGCTTAGATAAATGAGTATTTTTGAGGTGCTGCAGTCGACCGGACTGCCGTGTGCATACTCGCACTTCCCGGAGCACACATTGCCTCCGTATATCGTGTATATCGGCAACGGGCAGGAAACGCTTGACGCCGATAATACACACTACTGGAAACGGAATAGCTATCAGATTGAGTATTACTTCACCGAAAAAAATGAAGCAAATGAGGCCGCTATAGAGGACGCACTCCTCGCTGGCGGCTTTCTTTATGACAAGAGCGAGGACATTTACATCGAGGATGAGAATGTCTTCATGATTTATTACACAACGTAAGAAAGGGGTCAATATATGGCTAATAAAGTCGAATATGGTATCAGCCAGCTCCACATATGCACATATACTGTCGGAGAAAATAACCAGGTGACTCTTGGCACTCCATATCATCAGAGAGGCGCTA